CCAGCGTCTACTACGAACACATAGTCGTATCCCTTGGGGAAGAACGTAAAGCCATAGTCTGTATCAGAGTACACCTTGCCAGCATAGTCAAGATTGTATGGCGTGAAAGAATCAGACTGAGGATTGTGGATCTTAATTGGACGAGACTGGTACCTGTTGTATGCCCCGTCCATGATCAGGGTGATAGCCGTCTTGTCGGGAGAGATACCAAAGTTCCTTGTGTTTGTCCACTCTGGATCTTCACTCTCTGCATCAAAGACACAGATGTTGTTCTCATAAGCCCTGATAATCTTGTTCAACCTCAAGGATGAAGGCAGGTAGTCCGTGCCTAGTCCAGAAGCCTCAAAGACCTCGCGCTCATACTTGAACCCACCAGTAATGGTGTCAATGATTGATCTGGCAAGTGCCTCATACTGCTCTGCCTCCGCAAGATCCTCTGGGCTGTCAATAAGCAATGCTGGGTTGATATATGGACGGGCAATCGTAAGGGTGTCCACATACACCAACTCACCAAGAACCTCGGGATCTGGATAGGAGACTATCTCGGAAACCTCCAACCTGTACTCGGCATCGTACCTTGAGAAGTAGTCTGGAAGTATCATTGTTACCGTGCCGTCAGGCTGCGGCATGAAGGACTCTTCATACAGATCAGCGGTGTGGTCGTTCATGATCGACATGAGGTAGCCGACACCATCTGTAAACCCAGACATTGTGATCGTCAAAGGGAATGGGGGCTTGCGAGAAATAAGCATGTATTATCTTCCGTAGTGTGTGGCTACTTCTTCTGGGGTCGCTTCACGAATCCCATTCTTGTCCAGCCACTTCTCGGCAGCCTCCTTAGTTACAATATTGTATCCCTTGATAAGGGCACCTACGCCCGACCAGCGAATGTTCTTGTCTGACCAGATCGCTACCTTGTCGGAATTGTCTACTGGCTTTTCTACAACAGCAGGCTTCTCAAATACCTTGTCGGCTGCACGGGAGCCAATGACTCCATCGGCGTTGCTCGCAGTATTAGATTGCGGAGCGCCCTTGGGCGCAGCGGTGGGAGCAGTAATGACGTTCTCTGTCTCTGCTGTCTTTACTTCCTGTAGTTCTACGTTGTCTACCGCAGGAATATCGGTGGCAGCCTGCTTGGTTGCCCGTGTTCCCACAGCACGCTTCTTGGGCGCTGGGGCCACTTCTACGGGACCATTAAGGCCTGCGCTGTCGGTGATTGCTTCTGTCATGATTTACCCTTCTCTCAAATGCAATTATACCAGAGAATGACGAAGGGGGGCCAGCCGAAGCCAGCCCCCCTCACGTTAGTCATCCTTCATTATCAGGATGTTAGTGGGTTAGTGTCTGCGTATGCTACTGCGTCCAACTCTTCCCATGCTAGGCCGAAGCGAACGAATACTGTGTACTCAATCGTGTCCTTCTTAGCCTTGTACTCGCGGTTAACCTGAATGTCGCGCTGGAATCCCCATACACGGTTCTGACCGAACGTAAGATCTACGTAGTCCTCTGGGTAGTAGGGAACTTCCTGTACGTCGATACCTAGAACGCGAGTTGTACGCGCACCACCAAACACCTGTCCTGCACCGTTAAGGTAAGACTGAGTGTTTGCTGCGGTGTTACCGTTTGAAGAAAGAACAGATGCGACTGCATCAGCAAGCGTACCATTCTTCTCTACGATGTTTGCGAATACGTCGGTTCCTGCATAGAACTTAAGGTTGTTCTTGATTGCGCGGTACCTGCGTGGCATTGCGTAGATGAGTTCCTGCATTACTGCGGGAGTCCAACCCTGTGCAACGTTTACGACTGCCTCGTGAGCATCGCCACTTGTGGTGACCTGATTCACGAAACCGTTCATGATGCCTAGGAATGGATCTACACCTCCGTTGCCATTAATAGCAAGATCCTCAAGGTCGTTACCAAATGCGTTTGTCATAAGACGAACGATGTGGTCCTCAAGTGCTGCGCCCTCCATGTTATCCTCAAGGGCCTCAGTTGCAACTTCCCAATCCAAACGGATCTTCTTGGTTGTAAGTTCAACCTTTGAGAATACTGCTCCTGCGTTCTCGTACTCGCCAAGTGCCTGTGAAGCGGCGCGGATTACGCGCTCTCCAACGTTGACCTTCTCAAGTTCCATCGTGTTTGCACGCATGGTAACCCTACGACCGTCATTGGCGAGAACTGTTGCGTCCCATACGTAGTCAATGAACCTATTGGCCTGCTCTGGTGCTAAAATTCCACCACCAAGCGTACCGGAAGGATTTACTGCGTTCGGACCTGCGGTTGAACCGTAGATAGCGTTAGGGATGTTGCCCAAGTTACCTGCTGACGGATCGGTGACTCCACCTACTCCACCAGAAGCAAATGCGCCCTGACCCTGATATAGGCCGGGATTTGGGTGTCCATACTGCCCTGAATCGCTAGGCTGGTTCTTCTGAATCTCTTCTGACATAATTTCTTCTGCCATTTTGACTTTCACCTCCATGTGATTTCTTTATTATCTAAATAGGTCGGCTGAATTGAGGAAACGACCGCCCCATGTGGACTTCTCCACGATTACTGGTTCTTCCTGCACAATCTCGCCAAGATCAGCAGACTTACGGAAAGCGGTATCCTTCTCCACAGCGTCTACGCGCTTTCCAAAACTATTTTCTACATCCTCTACCTTGCTAGCAACGCCAGCAACGGACTTGTTAACGCTGTCAATCTTTGCGTCAAGAGCCTTTACTGTCTCCGCTAGAGTAGATAGAACGGATGTAAGAGATGAATTAATCTCATTAATCATCTTTGAAACTTCTTCTACTGCGTCTGCCTTGGTAACCTCTGGCTCAACTGCCTTGGCTGCGGCATCCTCTTCCTCGCTGTCATCGGAAGGCTTGTCCTCTTCGTCGGCTGGCACATCTGCCTTCTCAACGTCTGACTCTTCGGCCTTAGTTACCTCAGGCTCATCAGCCTTGGCTACTTCATCAACAGCGGGGGCAGCATCAACGGCCTCTACTTCGACGCTCTTTTCAATCTCGTCTACTACAATTACTTCTGAGTCCATCTTGCTTACCTCCTTCATTTCTGTTTTATTGATCGCATTAACCTTTTCTAGTGAAGAAATACTCTTAATAACGCGACGACTCGTAGGTACAATTATACCTTCTGTTTGTGAATAAATTGCTACTATGGCAACGGGGTCGTCAGACTTAGCCATAATGACATTATCACTATTGGAAAGTCGCGCTCCACCCTTAAAGATTATCTGCAATACCTTGCCGTATTCACCATTAGACTTCACATAAGTACCCTCGGAAATACCGTGCTGGATTTCCTCAAACTTTACGTTCTTGAGAATACCCTTGACCATTGTGGCCTTCTCTACATCATTGCTCTCCACGAATCCGATGTTGCTCATGGCCTTGTCGCATTGTGGGCAGGAGGTTGCGGTGTCCTGTGACATTCTCACAATATCGTCCTTGCGGCACCAGAACACGTTCTCGGTCTGTGCCTTGGCAAGTGAGCCAGTAAATTCGCCCTTCTCAATACTGAATAGGTTGGCTAGTTGGTTGGCTGGGTTATCCACAAGCGATAGTTCGCTGAGTTCGTATTCCTTGATTACCTGATATGCCTTGCCTAGGTTTTCGTCATATACATCTTCTGATTCCTTGACTACACCGCCAATGGAGAATCCCGTAAGCGTTCCGTCCAGAACCTTTTCCCAAGTGTCCTGTGCGCCCTTGCTTACGTATGCTGAGACAACGATTCCGTTGTAGAACTTCTGTGTCTCTGTATCGTAATACTTATCTTCCCTGAAAGACACCATCTTTCCAACGGCCTTCTTGTCATGCATTTCACGGATGTTGCCGCGAAACCTTTCGAATGCACGTAGAGATGCGTCAGCAGGAACAACGTCGCCCTGCTTGTCCAAATTGTCTAGGGTGGCGAATCCATGTACGATCCTGCGCTCTACGTCAATCTTGTTGATTGGCATAGACAGTCGAACAGAACCGTCCTTGTTGGACCAATGTGCCTTATTAAGTTCCATATCAGTCTCCATTATACATTACTTTTTGATAACGTTTTATTTTGTCTTTGGTCCAGACCCCTTGGGGTTCCTGCCAGTTACGGCAGCGGGACCATCTGACTGCTGAGCCTTTCTTTCTGCGTCACGCTGACGCTCATATTCCTTGTCTGCCTGCTCCATCTGAATCTCGGCCTGCATCTGAGTCTGCTGCTCAGCCACCTCAACCTGCTCCTTGCCAGACAGGACAAGCGGATCGTCGCCGCCTTCACGATGAGGCATACCGATCTTCTCACGAATCTCATTGGGAACCAGAGCCGTGATCTTGGCATAGCGCTCGTAGATCTGAGACTGTGCAACTTCGTCAATCAGGCTGACCTCATTAAACTTCAACTGGATAATGTCGGTCTTTTCCTTGATGACCTTGTTGATAGCCTTGTCAACATACTCCTGTAGTGGCTTGGAAACCTGATCGCGGAATGTTCGATCCTGAGTCATGGCAGCGGCTACGGCTGAACCATCTGCGCCGCCCAACTTGGATGACGGTACTTGGTGGGCCATGAGAATATCATCGCGGTTGCGCTGACGGTACTTATCGAATGATGCCTCCTGTACGTCTGCCTCAATAGGATGCATTTCAAATTCAATCTTCTGTCCATCCATATCACCGGGAAGCGGGATGTACAGAGTCCTGTGGTTCTGGTTCTTTAGTCCTGTCTGGAAGAATCTGAATAGCCTGTCCTCGGCTTCCGCACTCAACTTCGCACCCTTGACCGTGATGATATAGCGTGGCACGGCCTTGTTCTCAAAGTAATCAAGGTTGTACTGAGCGGCCTGCATGTCTCCACGCAGAGACACCATGGCTGCCACAATGTCTGGCACACCATAGAATGTGTTGAGTGGGGAGTATTCCTTGAGATGGATAATCTCATTGGGACGGGGATCGTCTGTTACGGGGTTGTTGTTCTTAGCACCAAAGTTACGGAAGTAAACTATTGTTCCCGCAATGATCTGGATATACCCGTCGCGCAGCCTACGCACGCGCATGGTGGTAGATGGGATGTGACCGATGTAGCCAATGTCACCAGCGGTGGTGCGGCCTACTTCGATGTACCCGTTTCCAGTCGCCTGCATATCTACGACAACCTTCTCAAGAATCTTGGTCAGGCCTTCGTCCTCATTCAGGCCCTCTAGCCAGACTCCGGTCTGGATCTTCAACTGCTCAATGCGCTTCTTGGCCTTTTCCCTAGCGCTATCGCTGGTCATGCCCTCCAACTTCATCTGAGTCTCAGGTGTCATTTCGAACCTGTATCCTACGCCTACTGAGTTGGATACCTTGGCGTCAATGGCTGCGTGGTTGGCAAAGGATGTGTCGTAGTATGCAGATAGTTCGTATAGGTTATATGGGGGAGTGATTACGTCGAATACGCCGTAGCCGTTGCGGTATACAGTACCGGGATTGATGTTCTTTGACTTGGCCCCCGAACCCATCTGGACAGCCTTTGACTCTTCCAGATATGACTCTGAGATTCTGCCGTCATTACCACGGGGGATCTGGGCTGCCTTACGAGTCTCGCGGCGCTTGAAGTTCTTGTGAAGTCCCCTTAGGGAGTTGAGTTCATCCCAACTCTTGTTGAATGGATCGGCGTTTGCAAACTCATTCTCAATGATCTGGTCAGCGATCTTGGCATCAATGTAGATTTCATCCCTCATGCGCTTCACCACCGTATAGTTCTACAGACTTCTTGGCTGCGGCTACCGCGCCTAGATCGTTCATGGTTGGGATGAGTCCAGACTTAAGCCTGTCAACCTGCTCTTCGTACTCTTCGTCTGTGGCCCTGTTTGCGCCAGCATAGAACCATGGCTGACCATCGGGGTATCCATAACTTGCCGCTGCTGCACGCAACTTAGCCATTTGACCAATGTCGCCCTTGACAGATGGGATGTTAAGCATGTTCCCGTTGCCGTCATTTAGGAGGTGACCGTCAGGCAGTTGCCAGAAATACAGCCCCCACTCATATCCAAACATGGCCTTCTGGCCCGTACCCTTGTCAATCTGGGTAATCTTGGTCTTGCCAATGGTTGCTTTTCTCGTGTTACTCATGTACCTTATTGTACCAGATTATGCAGGTTTCAATGTAAATGAGTCCCATGATGCGTCAGAAACGATCTGGGCCTGACGATGGTTGAACCACATTGAGTATCCATCGTCCACGACCTCACCATTTGTTCCCGTATACGCATCGAAAATGTCAGACGGCGTGCTAATGTAAGACCTTGTTTGACCAAGCAGGTATACTCCCTGCCATGTGGTTCCGTTCCAGTAGTTCCACGTTGTACCCGCAGGTACTACTCCGTCCTGAGTAAAGACTTGGCTCCATGTCCTTGTAGACAGCGTGGTCTTGACACCAAGGCCCTCGGCAAGGTAGTATGAGACATTGTTAATTGTAGATCCACCAAAGACGCGAATACCGCCCTCATCGTACTCACTAAAGTCTAGTTTGGTTGGAAAGACTATTCCTACCACGTTCCACTCGTTGTTGTTGAGGATCGGGGTGACTACGTACCTTCCATTCTGGTAGTACGCCGTTCCAGAGGATGCGGTGTATGACTGCTCTGTTACGTTGGTGCCAAGCGGTCCACCGTTAATGTCTACGTATGGTGCGTCTGGGTATACGCTGGCTGGTCCACCAGCGTCAAAATTGTACACGTATGATCCAGTATTGTATACGCCACCATTCAGCAGAACGTCCTCGCTTGTGCGTGTGTAGGATGTTACCGTGGCGGTAGTGCCAGTCTTGTCAAGGGCATATAGGATGAATCCATTCTTGTGCTTCACCTCAATGAACTTAATCTCTGTTGAATCGTCTAGGAAATCGGTCTTGACCATGAACTGCAAGGCCGCAACCTCATAGTCGAATGCCCCGCTTTCATTAATCGGAAGAAAGATAAAGTCCTCATTGGTTGATTGGGTAGTCGCTGCGCTCTCATGGAGAATCTTAATTCCAGACTTCTCAGTCGTGTAGATGTATGGGGTTGACTGCTTGTAGATTGTCATAGGCATCCTTGCCTTCTGATCAATATTCGTCAGAACGTTTACGGCAGGGAAGATTTTCTTTCCAAACTTGGTTCCGACTGGATTAGGAGTATTGAAGTTTAGATTTCTAGCCGTGACCTCTAGGCTCCTGATCTTTAGCGGATTCTTGAGGATAGACCTCTGCCTGATCTGCAAGTAGACTACCATTGAGTAATCCTCAAAGTTCGTCTTTGGCGGGAACACAATAACGTTGTCCTTGAATACAAACGCGGTATCGTAAGGAAGAATCTCATCGTCTGCATAGATAACGTTTGTTGCATCTAGCGTCTTAGTGTAGGAGATTTGGCTGAGCGGGGTGTTCTGTGCAGTCGCTAGCGGCTGGAAGGCAATGTAGGATTGCAGAGAAGATCCAGTCGTGGTCACGCTGCTACCCGTGGAGTTGTTCTTCTTTAGATCGAAGTAGGTTGCGTGTGGGCCGTCCCTGAGTGCGCTGTAGATTGTTCCCACGGTTGGGTCATCGCGTAGTTCGCTGTAGACCCAGATGATTGATGACGAAACTGTTGGGTACCCAATGTTCACCTGTAGAACGTCTACGTCGTAATATGGATCGCCATTGTCATCCTTTACGTAGGATGCAAAGTAAGATAGAGGGAAGTATTCCTCCCACTCGGCTGCCACGGAAATGTCAAGGAACAGGCTGCCATACTCTACTTCTGTGAACAGGGTGTAACTGGCAAAGTGGTCAAGCATGATAGCGTAGTTGTCCTTGAGCGCAATTCCGTTGGCGTTAAAGTTTACGGCTACTTCCTCATAGTTGGTCTGGTTGCAGAATCCCACCGCATAGATCTTGCCCTCAAATGTGGTTACTCCGTCACCGCCAACATACAACTGAATGGATGCTGGGCTAGAGAAGAATCGTGAAACTGCCGCGCCAAGTTTCACACCAGCAGTCTGTATATTCAGTCCGACAAGATTCTCTAGACCAAGTGTGATTGATTCTGTATGCAGCGCCGTGCCATTAAGAGAGTATGTGACGGTAGA